TTTGATCGAAGAACTGCGGAAGCGAGGGTATGAACTCAGGAACATTATTATCTGGGATAAAACCAACATTGTGAATAAAGTAGGCATATTTGGGTGGCCAAGTAACTATATTACAATGGGTGCAACTTTTGAGTATTTGCTGGATTTTTGGAAAGGAGGAACAAAATGAGCCTTAATCTATACCTTACTGTTGATAATAAGCCATTTGACCTTTGGCAAACACCTACTGATGATGGGGAATTCAATTGGGAACTCAGTGGTAAAAAGGCAAAAGCCGCTATTGCTCGCTACCTTGCATGGGTGGAAAGCTACGCAGATGGTGTTTTTGAAAGCGAAGAAGCAGCGCGTGGGCGAAGACAACTTGTTAAAGATCATATCAACGCGGTAAAAACAGTGATTGAAAATGCCAAGCATGTGTTTGTTTATGCGGCTTAAGTAAGGAGAACACGAATGCGTGCCAGAGATTACCAAATTGGTGGTGATCACTACAAAAACATGGGCGTAGAGCCTTGGGACGTGGTTGATACATGGCCATTAGAGCAACGTATTGGGTATTATCGGGGTAACGCATTGAAGTATCTTATGCGCATGGGTAGCAAAGACGACCCTTATACCGAAATTGAAAAGTGCCAGCACTACATCCAAAAACTGCTAGAGGTTTTGCAAGAAAAGAAGGAGTCCCAAAATGAAAATCAAAGTTAAAAAACTGCACCCAAACGCAGTAATACCTGTTTATTCAAGTGAAGGAGCCGCGTGTTTTGATTTATATGCAGCGACGGTTGATAGTGGGGTTGATTCGTATCATGTTGTTGTCGGTACGGGGCTAGCATTTGAAATCCCTTCAGGATGGATGATGAGGATTGCGCCACGTAGTGGGTTGGCTTTTCTGTACGGTGTTGAGGCATTTTCAGGTGTTATAGATTCGGATTACCGTGGCGAAGTGAAAGTGCTTTTGCGGTACTTTGATAGGACAAGCCATCAGCGGAGTATCGTTATTAAACCAGGCGATCGGGTTGCGCAAGCATTTATTTGCAAGGTACCACGGGTAAGTTTTGAAGAAGTAAGCGATCTTACTGAAACGTCTCGTGGGGGGAATGGTTTTGGGAGTACGGGGGTTTAATTGCGATGGATATTGTAGTATTGGATTTTGAAACGTATTATGACAAGAACTACAGCTTGTCGAAAATGACCACCGAGGCATATATCCGAGACCCTCGATTTGAAGTTATTGGTGTCGCGGTAAAGGTGAATAATTTTCCAGCTTGTTGGTACAGCGGGGATGATTTTGGTGGGTTTCTTAAAAGTCTTGATCTTGGCAGTAAAGCGGTACTTTGCCACAACGCGGTGTTTGATGGGGCTATTTTGTCATGGCATTTTGGTATTCGTCCTCGGTTCTGGTTAGATACTTTGAGCATGTCTCGACCTTTCCACAGTATGACAGTAGGTGGGTCATTGGCAAAGCTCGCAGCCTATTATGGGTTAGGCGAAAAAGGTACTGAAGTTGTATCTGCGGCGGGGAAGCGAAGGGCAGACTTCACAGAAGAAGAACTTGCTCGTTATGGGCAGTACTGTATCAATGATGTGGAGCTAACCAAGCGGTTGTTTGATAAACTTAAGGTTGGGTTCCCTATTTCTGAGTTGCTGGTAATTGACCAGACAATTCGGATGTTTTCTGAGCCGATGATAGAATTGGACGCTCCGCTATTGGAAAAACACCTTCAAGAAGTCCGCGCCCGTAAGCAAGAACTCATAGCAGAATTAGCGCAGACTATGGGAGGTGAAGAAGTTGCGCAAAAAGTACTTATGTCCAATGATAAATTTGCAGACTACCTTAAGTCGCTAGGTGTAGAGCCACCTACCAAAATTAGTCCTAGAACAGGCAAACAGACGTGGGCGTTTGCCAAAACCGACAAGGGTATGACTGATTTACTGGAACATCCAGACGAACGGGTACAGGTAGCCGTAGCTGCCCGACTTGGTGTAAAATCTACGCTGGAAGAGACCCGTACTGAAGCTCTTATTGGCGTAGCCAAACGCGGGCGGTTGCCTATTATGCTCAATTATTACGGGGCACACACAGGGCGTTTTAGTGGTGGGGATAAGCTCAATCTTCAGAATCTGCCAAGCCGCGGGGACACTACTATTAAAAGGGCACTTAAAGCACCACCTGGCTATGTGTTGGTAGCTGCTGATTCTTCACAGATCGAAGCCCGTCTTGTGGCTTATATTGCGGGGCAAGATGATTTGGTTGAAGCGTTCCGTGAAAAACGGGATGTTTATTCTGAGTTTGCTACTGAGGTTTATGGGCGTAAGATCACCAAAGCCGACAAGGTAGAACGGTTTGTAGGCAAGACCTGTATTGCTGAAGGTACTCTTGTATTAACTGAAAAAGGTTGGAAACCGATCGAGTGCATAACGGTTGATGATTTGTTGTGGGACGGAAAGGAATGGGTATGTCATCAAGGATTACTGCAAAACGGCATCAAGCCAACATTGAATCTTTGCGGCGTTTGGCTGACTCCAGATCACCTTGTCTGGTCAGGCACGCAGTGGATGGACGCGCAATCGGTGGTAAAGAACGCCAATATCCTGTACCAAGCATTGGCACACGGCAGGGAAAACTTACCGTCACAGGCTACATTATTGGCCCCCGTAAAGGAGTTCGCGCCCTCATTGTACGGTGTGACTGCAACGGAATCGAATACACTACTGAAAACTTTAGAAGCAATCAATGCCCTATTTGCGCAAAAAAAGAAGGGGCTGCTAAGCGTTATCGAGAATATAAAGAAGCAATGCCAGACGATCAACACAGAATTCGCTTGCTTGACCGCCTTAATTCGGCAATTTCTCGATGCTATTGCCCAACCAATAGTCAATATAAATACTGCGGAGAACGCGGTGTTCGCGTATGCTCAGAATGGTTACAAAACAGGGCAGCGTTTTTACGATACGTACAAACCCTTGAAGGGTGGGATAACCCTGATTACAAAATGGTTAGAATTGATAAAAACAGGGATTATGAACCAGGGAACATCAAATTTGTACCACGTAGCACAAAAAGAGAACTCATTAACCTTGAAGCGTGTATTCGACGTCTTGGATTGCGGTTCTCGCAACAGATTCACGATCTTGACTGAGGCTGGACCGCTTATTGTGCATAACTGTATTCTAGGGTTAGGTTATGGTATGGGTGCTGCTAAACTTCAGCGTACTCTTGAAATCGGGCAAGGCGGTATTAGCGTAAAAGTTGATCTGAATGAAGCTGAGCGTCTTGTGCATATCTATCGTACTAAAAACTTCCGTATTGCGCAGTTTTGGCAAAAATGTGGTAATGCACTCGCAGATATGATCGAAGGGCGAAGTGGTAGTTTGCATGATATACTACCGTATGACAGTACAGGAATTACTTTGCCCAGTGGGTTCAAGATTCAATACCCCGCACTTCGGGCCACTCTTGATGGATTTGTATATGCCAATGATCCTAAAGTTTATCAGAAAGTGATAAATGGAGAAGATGTTGATGATACAGAGTGGGTGCGAATATACTCAGGTAAAGTTGCTGAAAACATTACACAGGCCCTTGCCGCTCTTGTTATTCGAGAGCAGATGGTATCTATTGGGCGATGGTATCGTGTAGTATTTCAAGTGCATGACGAGATCATCATCGCTGCTCCCGAAGAAGAAGCTGAAGAAGCTAAGGCTAAACTGGAAGAGGTTATGTCTGTCCCTCCTCAATGGGCGCCAGATTTGCCTGTAGCTTGCGAAGCAGGCGTGGCTACGAATTATGGAGATACATGATGCGTTTAGTACATTCTTATTCTTCCATTAAACTTTTTGAAAATTGCCCGTTGCGGTACTACCGGCAGCGTATTACGAAAGAAGTTGCTGATGAAAGCACTGAAGTATCTAAGTACGGCGAACGTGTCCATGCACTTCTTGAAGCACGCCTTAAGGGCGCAGACATAGACCCCGAAGTAGCGCAGTACGAACCTTTATGCGCAGCGGTAGAGAAGCTGGCTAAGCAAGGGCAATTGTTCGTTGAACATGAGCTGGCGGTAGATGAAAATCTGGTTCCTGTTGATTGGCAACATCCTAACGTGTGGTTGCGTAGCAAACTTGATGTGCTGGTGGTCGCTGGTAGCGAAGCAGTAGTGATGGACTGGAAGACGGGCAAGCGGAGAACTGATCAGTTTCAGATGCAGCTATTCGCAGTACAGGTATTCAAGCACTACCCGGATGTACAACGGGTGAAGACGTCGCTTGTGTGGCTTAGGACAATGGAGATAGACACTAGTACCTACGAGCGAAGCGACGCTAATGGTATCTGGGCTGATGTTTTGAGGCGCATTCAGCGTATCCATGACGCTTATGAGAACGCTAACTGGCCTGCCCGCCCCTCTGGTCTATGCCGCTACTGCCCTTGTCGGTATGATTGTGACTACGCACTGGTCTAGCACTTGACATCTGCACAAAGAGGTGTATAATTAGTCTCGAACACTTGACATCTGTACGAAGAGGTGTATAATGACTCCTGAGCGAAAGATCAAGAAGAAGCTGACAGAGATGCTTAGGCAAGAGAAGGTGTGGTACTTCTTTCCTGCCGCTAACGGCATGGGGAGAGCTGGAATCCCTGACGTAATTTGTATTGTTAGGGGCCAGTTCGTAGGAATTGAATGTAAAGCTGACGCGACCAAGAAGCCTACTATTCTTCAGCTTAAGTGTGCTGACCAAATTAAACAGGCTGGAGGACATTGGTTTCTTGTTTTTGATGATCATTCGATTGCGGAAGTACAAAAGTGGATTCAAGCGCGGAAGGGTGAATAAAAATGCTGGTGGTAGAAAAAGCAAAAGCACTGGCTCTTAAACTAAAAAACCCAAATCGGGTATTGGTTTCCATTCCTACATCTAAGGTACTAGATGTTCGTGGTAACCAGATCGTAGTTGTACCTCATCGGTTGGATGAAACGAAGGTACTTAACAATTTAGGTATCAAAGCACCATCGCCGATCCTGTATTACTACGACTGGCCTGGCCCGTTTAGCCCATTTGAGCACCAAAAACAGACTGCGGCATTTTTGACAATGCACCACCGCGGATTAGTGCTAAATGATGTGGGGACAGGAAAAACCATGTCCGCATTATGGGCATCGGACTATTTGATGAAAATTAAAAAGGTGAAAAAAGCGTTGATCATGGCCCCCCTTTCTACACTAGAGCGGGTATGGGGAGACAGTATTTTCACTTCCCTAGCACACCGTAATTTTGTAGTATTACACGGTGCTTCTCAGCGCAGACTTAAGTTACTAAAAACAGACGCTGATTTTTATATCATAAACTTTGATGGTTTTCCTATTATTGCTAATGACGCAGTTGGGATGTTTGATTTGGTGATTGTAGATGAGGCAGCGGTTTTTCGTAATCCAGCGAGCCAGAGATTTAAGTTTTTCCGTAAATGGCTAGACCAGAATCCTGCAACGCGTTTGTGGTTGATGACTGGCACACCGACGCCGGAAGCTCCTACTGACGCATGGGCATTGGCAAAGTTAGTAGGGTCTCCCTATTTGACTAAGACTTTCACTGCTTTCCGTGAGCAGGTGATGATGAAAGTCGGGCAGTGGAAATATGTACCTCGACCAAATGCTGTTGAAATTGTGAAACAGGTATTGCAACCGTCTATACGATACACTCGTGACGAATGCTTTGATTTACCTGAAACAATTATCCAAACGCGAAAAGTTGATCTTACTCCTGAACAGAAGAAGCACTATGAACAGATGTTCAAACATTTTGTAACTGAGGCGCAAAGTGACACCATTACCGCGGTCAATGAAGCTGCGAAGATGCAAAAACTGATTCAGATTGCGTGTGGTGTCGTTTATGGCGACGATGGCCAGATTATTGAATTAGATTGTTCCCCACGTGTTAATTTAGTAAAGGAGGTGATCGAAGAAGTAGGTGAGAAAGTGATTGTGTTTGTGCCTTTGACGGGTACGCTTCGTATGCTGGAAAAGGAGTTGAGCAAACACTGGTCTGTTGGTGTAGTCAATGGCGAAGTATCGGCAGCCCAGCGTAATGAAGTTTTCTATAAGTTCCAGCACGAAAAAGACCCGCATGTTCTTATTGCTCATCCTGGTACAATGGCTCATGGTCTGACACTGACTACTGCTTCGACAATTATTTGGTATGGGCCGATCAACAGTAACGAGGTTTATACACAAGCCAACGGGCGGGTTGAACGGCTCGGTAAAAAACGCGTAACGAACTTGATCCATATCGAAGCAACAGACCTTGAGCACAGGATATATGAGCGGCTTAAGAACAAACAGAAATTGCAAGGGTTACTTCTTGAAGTCATTCAACAACAGACGAAAGGGTGGTAACATGAGCACTTCTCCAACCATAAGTGATGTCATTCGGGCTTACATGAAGTTGAGGAACCAGAAAGAAGCCATCGAAGCTGAGGCCAAGGCGCGTGTCTCTGAGATAAAAGCCAAGATGGAGAAACTAGAGGCTTATCTTAAGATGCAGATGGACGCGCAAGGCTTAACTAGCTTCAAATCCGAATATGGTACGGCGTTTCTGACTACTACGGATTACGCAACCGTAGCTGATTGGGACGCTGTGCTAAACTTCATTCGTGAGAATGAGGCTTACGATTTGCTCGAAAAGCGGGTCAGCAAAATCGCTGTACGTAGCTATATCGAGCAAAACAAGGCTGTTCCCCCCGGCGTGAATTACGGCACCAAGCTGGAGGTGAATATTCGCAAACCCGGTGCCAAAGTTGAGTAAATGAAAGGAGTCAATCATGAGCAACATCATCCCTGCAAACATCCAAGTTCCTGCCCATCTTGCTAACCGGATCGGTACCCCATCCGCTCTGGCTGCTGCCCTTGTTGGTGGGCTGTCGTCTGCTAATTCTTATCCGAGGATTAGCATTAAAGGTTCGCGGTTCCGCATTGTTGAGGGTGATACTGAAACGGTGCTGGAATCCACGGCGCTGAATGTTATTATCGTAGGGGCAAACCCCCGTCTGTCTAAGACGTGGTACGCTAAGCCCTGGACACCTGATTCAGAGCCGCAAGCGCCTGACTGCTTCTCGCTGGACGGTATTAAACCCGACCCAGAAGCTATTGATCCGCAAAGTGATCTGTGCGCTACTTGCCCCCAAAACGCGTGGGGTTCTAAAATCACTCCGCAAGGGCAGCAGGTAAAAGCGTGCGCTGATCAGAAACGGTTGGCAGTTGTTGCAGCAGATGACCCAAGTGGGCCTATCTATCTGTTGCAAGTAACTCCGGCGGCGCTTAAGAACTTGAATCAGTATCAGAAAGAACTGACGATCCGCGGTATTCCGCTTGAAATCGTTATTACCCGTGTGTCTTTCGATACTGATGCTTCGTTTCCTAAGTTAAAATTCACGTTCGGTGGGTTTATTGACGAGGAAACGCAAGCAATCGTGGATAAGTTGTTTGGTAGCGAAAAAGTTAAGGAGATCACTGGGGAAGCTCCTCGCCACGCCGTGGAACTGGAAGAAACCCCACCAGCAAAACCTTCGGTTAAGGCGGTGCCAGTTGTTGAAAAACCTGCGCTATCGCAAAATCGGGGTTTTGGTGCGGCTAAAGCTGCTGCTCCTGCGGCTACTGCTGCTCCTGCGGCTACTGCTGCTCCTGCGGCTACTGCTGCTCCTGCGGCTACTGCTGCTCCTGCTGCTACTGCTGCACCAAAGCGTGGTTTTAGCGCAACCAAACCTACTCCTGCGGCGGCTACTGCACCGGCTGCTTCTAAAGAAGCAATTGCGGCGTCGTCTCTAGCGCAGGAAATTGCTGCGCTTATTGGAGATATGGCTGATGACGATGATGCAACCTAAACCCATTGACTTTTCAAAAGTCGAGGCACTTCGGAAGCACATGCTTCTAACTGTTACTGACATGGCTGAGTTGCTCGGAGTAACCCGTATGACTTACTACGGGTGGGTGAAAGGAAAGCCCATTCGTAAGTCGAATGACAAGGCAGTACGGGCGATGCTGAAGCAGTTGTTGGCAATAGTGACAGATTACGGATGGCCTATGCCTGAAGTTACCACTATGAGCCAGAAACAACGCAAACAGCGACTTCTTGAACTGCTAAAACAGTAACAACCACGGGGAGGGGGTTCCCTCCCCTTAATTGGACGTAGGAATGCAATGGACACGCTGACTTTTCTTCAGCGAGTCCTCCCAACAAAAGGTTTTTATGCTGCCATCGTTATTAATCCAGACGGTAGGCGGCAAGGGTTTTTTAGCTCAGTGGAGGAACTCGCAAAAGTAATTACCGCGCTAGACCAGCGTGGGAACAACACTTACTTTGCTATTTCAACATTCCTTGAAAAAGGAAAACGCAAACAAGAAAATGTCTGCGCTACTAAAGTGATTGCTTTTGACGTAGATTGTGGGATTGATAAACCTTTCCCCACATGGAAAGAGGGGTTAGTTGCTTTAGGTAAGTTTGTTCAGCAGTTAGGGTTGCCTAAGCCAATGGTAGTCCATTCTGGTAATGGGCTGCACGTTTATTGGGTACTGGCTGAGGAGCTTGAACCAGATCGTTGGAAACCTTTGGCTGAAGCAATGAAAACGGCGGCTAAGGTTAAAGGGTTCAAAATTGACCCGACTGTTCCAGCCGATAGTGCCCGTGTATTACGACCTGTAGGTACTACTAACCCCAAGAGTGGAACTAAGGTGAAGTTACTTATTGATGCGCCGCCTATACCTGTTGAGCAGATGGCAGCGTGTTTGGCACCGTATGTTTCGGCTAAACCTGTAGTACATCCTAGTCCATTAGCGCAGGCATTGCAAGTACAACAAGATTTTCCACCAGCTAACGCTACTGTAGTTGCTGCCAAATGCCAACAAATCAATTGGGGTGTGAATAACCAAAGTGAGGTACAAGAACCTTTTTGGTATGCGCTACTTGGCGTGGCTGCGTACTGCAAAAATCCTGAAGCAACGGCTATTGCGTGGTCGGAACAATATCCTAGATTTGATGCAGATGAAACCCTGCGTAAAATGGCGCAGTGGAAACAGGCAACAACAGGCCCGACAACTTGTAGAAAATTTGAGGAGCTTCGCCCAGGTGGCTGCAAAGGCTGCAAGTTCAAAGACAAAATAGGTACTCCAACAAGACTTGGGGTGCAGTATTTAGAAGTCGCACCAGCTTCTAATGTCCCTAAATTCGTAGATACAAGTATCCCTCTTCCCAAACCGTTTAAACGTACTTCTGATGGTATTAAAATTACCATTGACGAAACAGACCTTGATGTATGCAAGTTCGATATTTACCCTGTGTCTTATGGGAAGGACGAAAGTTTAGGTTATGAGATAGTTCGCTTTTGTTGGAACCGCCCGCATGTAGGTTGGCAAGAGCTTGTGTTACGGCAAGCATTACTTGCAGAAGGGCATAGAGATTTTGCAACAGCAATTGCAGATCAAGGGATTGTGCTTAGCAATCGTGTTCAAACGGGGTACTTTCAGCATATGTTACGAGCGTACATGGAAGAACTACGGCAACGCCGTGCTATGACGAACTTATATTCCACAATGGGGTGGAAAGAGAATTTCTCTCAGTTCGTCATTGGTGACACGATTTTACGCCGCAATGTTGATGGCTCTGTTAGTGAAGAATCAATTAATCTTGCCGCTATTTCAGCGCGGTTAGGCCATGATCTTTGGAGCACGGCAGGATCACTCGAAGCATGGGTGAGTTTCACTTCCCTGCTTGATAAGGTTGATCTTCGTGCGCATAAGTTTGCTTTGGCGGTTGGGTTTTCTGCACCCTTATATGCTTTTACTGGGCTTAAAGGGCTGACTGTTTCGCTCTACGGCCCTACAGGAGGAGGCAAGACACTTGCCCAGTTGTGGATACAGTCAATTTACGGTAACCCAGAAAAGCTGCATTTCGCAGCAAAATTCACGCAAAACACGTTGTTTGGGCGCATGGGTTTGTATTCCCATATGCCTATGACCATTGATGAAGTAACCATGATGGACGATCGGGAGGTAGGAGATTTTGCTTACTGGGTTAGCCAAGGTAGAGACAAAGCACGGTTGAATCGCAATGCGGAAGAGCGGGACGCCAAAACTTGGGCAATGCCAGTTATTGTATCTACCAACAGGTCTATGAATTCAAAACTGATTGCCAGTGGTCTTGATACAGATGCCCAAATGGCGCGTATTCTTGAAGTTAGCGTACCATCCAGTAAGGTATTTACTCGTGATAGTACTGCTGGGCGCAAAATTTATGAGTTCATTACTTCAAACTACGGTCATGTAGGTAGAGAGTTTATCAAACGGCTGTTGGAATTGGGTGAAACGGGTATTCGCGCGGCTATTGCGCAAGCTACTGAAAACTTCCACAAAGAATATAAAGCCCATTTTTCTGGGGAAGAGAGGTATTGGGAACAAGCTATTATTCTTGCGGATTTAGCCGCTAAACTGGCAAAAGAATGGGGCCTAATTGCTTATGACCACAGACCAGGAATTGAATGGGTATTGTCGCAATTAGGTGCCATTCGCCGCTCAGTGGCTGAGTTCAAGTTGGACGCGTTTGATATTTTGACTGAATACCTTAACGAAACAGCCGACGCGCAAGTACAGATATTCCATACAGGCGCACAGAAACCGACAATGAACTATAGCCGCATACCACGCGGCGAAATTAGAGTACGTTTTGACTTCTACCGTAAATCAAATGCTGATCCTATCAGTCATGGTACTCTCATGATTGATCGAACACATCTTCGCCGTTGGTTATCAGCTAGAGGAGTTGATTATAGATCATTTGTTAATGAATTCGCCAGTGAAGGTATTATTGTTACGCCCAAGTCAAACAAGGCGTATTTGGGGAAAGACACTAATCGGGCTGAATCTCAACCACCCGCGTTTGCAAGGAATCTTGTCTGACGCAGACGAAGAGGTTGATAGTTTAGTTCTTAAGCAAATGAAAATTGTTTAGAGGGTTTTGGAGGGTTTATATGGAAAAAACAACTTTTGAAATTCTGAACGACGACGTGCTTTCTACAAATCTCGTTCAGAACGGCAGTATTGACCTTATTGTCACATCACCGCCATACAACGTGGATATTCATTACGGCTCGTGCAAAGACGATTTGACCTATTCGGATTACCTTGAATTCAGCCGTCAATGGATGACCCGATGTTTTGAGTGGCTTAAGGATGACGGACGATTCTGTCTAAACGTTCCGTTGGACAAGAACAAGGGCGGACAGCAAAGCGTGGGAGCAGACATAACCACCATTGCCAAAGGGATCGGTTTTCAGTACCATTCAACCATCATCTGGAACGAGGGCAACATATCTCGCAGGACTGCATGGGGCTCTTGGATGAGTGCTTCTGCTCCATGTGTTATTGCACCAGTTGAACTGATCATAATCTTGTACAAGAAGCGATGGAAAAAAACCAGCGGCAGCAAGGAATCTGACATCACCAAGGCCGAGTTTGTGGAATGGACAAACGGCGTTTGGACTTTCAGTGGTGAAAGCAAGAAGAGAGTTGGTCATCCCGCGCCATTCCCGTTAGAGCTACCCAAAAGGTGTATAAAGCTGTTCAGCTATGTTGGCGATACTGTCCTTGACCCGTTTTGTGGCAGCGGGACTACACTGATAGCCGCTATCCAGAACAAACGAAAGGCCATCGGAATCGAGATAGACAAAGAGTACTGTGCATTATCAAGAAAGCGGATTACTAGTTTAACTAGTAATTAAAAACAACCCAGCGGCCACCTTTGAGTGGCCGTTGTCATTTATTGAATCTCGCCTTCAAGTCCGTTGATCCGAATTAGCTCTAGTGTTTCAGGTCGTACATTCCTCGGTGCAGACTTGATATACCGCTCTATCGTAGGATTGCGAGCTGCTCGAACGGCGCGGTTAGCCGATTCGACGAACCTACTGATCTCTAGTCCAGTACCTCTAGCGTCTTCGTTCCATTGCCGCACAGCAGCTACAATTTCTTGCATACGTTTAGTATCTCCTTCAAGCGAGGCTTTCACGTATGCGGAGACATATTCTGCTTTGATAGCCTTAGCGTAGCTTGCTACATCTTTGGAGATACGCACAATGTCGTTCTGTTCTGTAGCAACTGCGGGGTAGAAGCCTAGCAATCGGGCAACAATCACATGATACGGTGCTTCACGTGAAACAATCTGCCCTCTGTTGTTAGTGATTACACCGCTATCAAGGTACGCAAACGCATCGGCAAAAGCCCGAACAGCCGCGATCGGTGAGTTACGCAGAATGCTGCTAAGCGAAGTTACATCATCCCGCAACCCGATCACTTCTGCGCCGTACCTAGCAAAACTTCCAGCCATACCGATTAGGCCAGATATACCTCCAAACACAGGCCCCACGAAGTTAGCCATTTCCCGCGCAGGATCAGCCCCAGCTTTAAACGCACCAGTCAGTGGTACCAGATCACCCATACCTATACGCGTGGAGATCGTAGCACCAGTTATCCGGTCAAGCACACCACGCATTAGATACGGCGTCATACCAGGGGCAATGGCATCTAACCACTCGGCGATCTCTTTTTCTATGCTGGCCATTTTTAGGCCCAGTTTTTGTGCAATGGTATCTACGATGTCAAAAAGGTCTTCAGCAAATGGCAATCCTTTCAAACCTGAAGTTAATAGGAGGAATCCAAGCATTAGCAATTGACCTTTGGGTGGTAGGGAGCGCAGTAACTGCACTGTAATAATCACGAATTGCTTGTACATGAATACGTACTGCAATACATTACCTCGCGCCATTTCTGGTCGGTTGTACATAGCATATTCGCCCTGCGAGGCATTTACTGCTTTTCGTGCGGCTTCAGTTGCTTCATAGATAATCTGTTGTTCGTTATCAATACCTTGTGCGCGCAGACGTTCTTTTTCCAGACGATATGCAGCAAGCGCCGTTACGCGACGGTTGAACTGCTCAGTATATGAAAATAAGGACATCCATGCTTTTATGGCAGCCTGGGCTTTGTTGTTGAATACTTTACCCCGTGCGGTACCGATCAAAGCATTGAATTGAGCAGCTTGCAAAGTACCTTGTTCCGTTTCAGTAAATAGAAACTGCGCTTCATCTTCTGTTAGTCCATAACGCCCGTATGTACCTTCACGTAGCATTTGCTCAAGAAAGCCTGAATCAGCCAAGCGGAAATTTTTTACGTCGTTTGCGGCTTTCCAAAGAGCGGCTGCGGCTTTAGCTTCACCATACCCACCACCAAACCCACGTGCTGGATTGTAGTAGGATAGATAGGGAAGCGAGTGTGTAGCCAGTGAGATAAGGTTAAGCGCAGCAGTAGCAACTGAACCACCCAATTGCATTAGCACAGTTGCTAGTTTTAGCATAGACCCAACTTCACCAGACAAAAGGTCTTCAGTCGAGTCAGCGATGTTGGTTGTCTCGCTATACCAACGTAGTATTTTCTTGGCTTCTTCGCGGTAATCTTCTCCCCGCCCAAGAGTAGGCACTCTTTTACCATTAATGACAACAGTATTTTCCCCAGCCGCTGCTTTCATGTAGCGGTACATATAGGCATACTCGTCGTATGCTCGTTGTGCGCGGGCGCGTTCTCCGTCTGTCCGTGCGTTATCTACAGCAGCTTTTAGGTCAGCCAGCTTTTGGTCGTCTCCTAACCAGTAGCTATCGTTTAGCAGGATGTCATCAAGACGATGACGAAACAGCTTTTTAGCTGCTACGTGAGCAGTAGTTTCTAGGTGCTCGGATACGGAACGTACTACATCTTTGTCCCAACCTTCAGTACCAGAGCGTTGCAGATTGCGGCGTGCGCGGGCGTTTTGACTTGTTAATGTTGTAATGATCCGCTCACGTGCTTCTGGAGAAAGATTCACATTCAATCGGTTAAGTACATACACAAACTCGTTGAAGTTTATTGCTTCAGTTAGCTCAGGTGATTGCCGAGTACGGGATACCTCTGCTTTTAGCCGAACAGTAACTTCATTACCGTTTTCATCCAGTAGTACAAACTCATTATCCCCACCAAATACCTTATTTAGCTCTTCCGCGGCTTCTAGAGCTTCACTACGGGAGTTGAATTGAAAATACGGCAAAGCGGAACGTATGTTTTCATCTAGTGCTACATAATTACCACGGGAATCTACAGCCACCAACTTGACTTGTTCAGTACCACGGCGCATGAATGGTACATAAGAACTAAGGATAGTACGTGCAGCATAGTAAGCGGCGTTCTTTGATTGAAGATCAAACAAGAACAGGTCTCGAATGGCTTTTTGCACTCGGAACGATTCTTCTTCGTTTTTGATTTTGGCTCGTAGGCTTGGAAGCTGCGCGCGGATGTCATCGTACTCAGATTTGAGAAACTCCTCCATGTCTTTGACGATGGCAGGATTGGCGTTAGGGTCTTTCATCCATGCTGCATACACATCGTCATTGAATAAAGCACGCCCAAAGGCGATCAAAAATTTTTCAGAGTCTTCATTGGCTTCTTTTTTGATTTCGACACCTGCGTTTAACAGAGAACTACCAGCATACCGTTTATCTCGGTACAACGCAGCGGCTTTACGAATTGCGGCCAAGTCTTCTGCTGTGAAAACGTTGGTACCGTAGCGTTTGGCATTTAGGTCATTGAGTACTCGTGTGGCTTCATTTTGGGCTGCTTCGTAGTTTGCCAGCATCAAGTCAATGGCGGCTTCATTTACTGCGTTACGCAGTTCAAGATAGACTTTCCACTCAGGGCTGTTTTCATCTACGTCGTATTGGAAATAAACAGTACTACCGTCTGAGTAAGTGATGTTGAAGCCTTTACGGAACTCTTCAGCAGTAACAAAACCAGCGCGTTCAAGGGCAGCCCGTACTTTCGGATCAACGAACACGTTACCCATTTCATCAACGATTACTAAATCGCCAAAGGATTTAATCATTTCATCAGTTGTTTGCGCGGCGCGAAGCAGCGCAGCACGGGCTAGCAATTCACCAGCGCGTTCTTTTTCGGCTTCAGTTACACCCTTTTTCAGTGGGCCTAAATCCACTGAGTGGGTAAAAGCAGTCATCCGCTGGTATTTAGATAGTAACGAACGCGCATAATGCTGCTGTTTTTCTAAAAGGCGATAGATTTGGTCTAGCCCGTAACTACGACGGGCTTTGTTATCCAATGTCTGGACTTTTTCAAGAATACGCCCTACAAGACCAGGTATGTTGTACCGTGCGCCGAAAAGTTTTTTAGCAAAAGCATCTACTACGCCATAAAGCCCACCAGTATTCCCAAAACGTCGGTTAAGCGCACCAGCGGTAAATAACCGCGAACCCATGTTCCCAGCGTAGATTCGGGCGTAACGTCCATTATCTTGGTCTTCTTTGATGGATTTAAGCCCAGCAATGATAGACTTAGCGTTAAAAAAATGCCCAACATTACCCCGACGCACGTATTTACGCGCTAGATTAATTAAGTAACGGGCTTCGTCATCTTGGAACGCAAATCCCAGTTTATTGAGAAAATTCTTCATTACGTTCCAGATACGAAGAATAAGCGAAGCATCAAGATCAGCAGCATTGTCCGCTAGATATTCTTCGATCGCCTCCAATTTGGACATGCCACGGTTGGCGACCATTGCATCTACCGCTGCTTGTACATTGGGATCAGTGTCATAAATACGGTTAAGTACTGCGTCCAAATTTTCTTTGGGTACAACACTTCTGAAACCGAAATGTCCTAGTGTTTCATGCGCCAGCACAAATTTAAGCTGCCGTTCAGTACGAACGAAATCTGTGAAGATAATTACATTGGGGCCGAAAGAGTAACCTACGGCGTTGGTTGTATCAAAGTCTCCTTCTTTGCGGGCAGCCGCAGCACGCTGGTATAGATCAGGGTTACGCTGTTTGAGATCAGCAACGTTTGCGTAGATATAGACATTAGGCTTTATACGTAGCTTTTTTAAAAAGCTATTAACCAACAGGCGTACCTGACCTACAGGAATTGTGGATTTGATTTCAGTTCCATCGTCCCGATAAAATTGCCCATCAAAGCTATCCCAATCATCTTCAATTTCTTGCATACGAGTACGTTGCTCAGCAGCCAAGGCGCGAGCTGCGGCTTCTTGTTCTTTTAGTAATTCACTTTGTTGTTCAGGAGTAAGTTCCTGAGTGGTAATAATGTACCGCCCAGCAGATTTAATTATTTTCGGGGA